ATAAAAATAACAAAGTATATCAGTATGATTTATCAGAAATAAACTCATCTACTTCTCCAGAAAGAATACTTGAAATATCAAATGATATTTTAAGACAAGATTTAGAAAAAGCAGAAAAAATATTAACTAAAAATTATGGTAATAAATTTATTAATTTAGATTTAAGAAGAAAACAAATGTTAATAGATTTTCAATTTAATGGTGGTGCTGGTATGGTAACTTTATTTAAAAAATTTAGAACAGCAGTTTTTGCTGGTGATGAAAAAACAATGAAAAAAGAATACATTAGATCATTTAAAGCTGCCAATGGAGAAAGAAAAACATTAGCTAGAAATGAATTTTTTAAAAAATATTTTTTAGATAAATAATATGAATTTAGGTTTTGGACTAAACATAGATGAGACAGCACAAGAAACCGGTTATGACAAATACGAAGTAAGTTTATTTGAATCATTGGGTGCGGTTGCTGCTGATAACTGGAATTTTAACCCAGTAAATTCTTTATTAAATTATAGTGATTTAAGTGAAGCAAGAAATAAATCAAGATTTAGTAAAGAAAATATGGTTGATAGACTAGAGCTAAATAAAGAATATGCAAAAATAGGATTATATTTTGAAGAAGATGAATATCAATCAGTTGTTGATATTATGGTTAGAGAAAAAAATGAAGAAAGAGCTAGACAAAATATTATGATGAGAGGACCAAAAGGTTCTTGGAATCCTTTATCTGGTGGATTTTATGTGGGTGCTACAAAATTTGCTACAGGATTAGCAACCAGTATGGTAGACCCAATAAATATAGCAGCATCTTTTATACCTGTTTTTGGACAGACTAACTTTGCCAGACTTGTTGCTAGACAAGGATTTACAAAAGCAAGAGCAATAAGAGGTGCAGTAGAAGGTGCTGTTGGTGCAACACTTGTTGAGCCTATTGTTTATGGTGTAGCTCAATCTTTACAAGCTGATTATGATATGTACGACAGTTTATTAAATGTTACATTTGGTACAGTATTAGGTAGTGGACTTCATGTAGGTGCTGGTAAATTAAAAGATATAAATACTCGTAGAAAATTTAATGAAAAAATTGCTGAAGGTAAAAGAATATTAGGAAATGATACAGAGACAGATATAAATATAAATTTATATAGAGAATATTATCCAGAAAATTCTCAAATTATGAAAGATTTAGAAGCAACTGATCCTAACACAAGAAAAATGTTATTACAAAAAGCTATTGGTGATGTTATGTTAGATAATCCTGTTGATGTAACTCCTATAGCAAATGCCGATCCAATTTTAAGAAATTCTACAGATTCATCACCTAATCCAGATATTAGTTCTACTCCCAGACCATCAATAGATGATGTAGAATTAAAAAATTTAGAAGATAATATTGTTAATAGAAATAATATAGAACAAGATGCAGAAATAGAAGTATTACAAAGTCAATTAGAAGCTGTTAGAGAATCACAAAAAGATTTGAATTTAAAATTTGAACAAGGAGATTCTGAAATAAAATTAAGAACAGAAGATTTAGATGAAGTTACTACAAAATCAAAAGAACTAGATGAAGCAATTAAAGACGCAATAAACTGCGTTAATGGAAGATAATTATGTCAGATAAATGTTTAGTAAGAGTAGAAAAATTATTAAAAAAATCATCTATTCGTTCAGCTACAAAAGAAGAAATAATTAATTCTATTAAAATAGCACAAGCAGAAGCTAAACTAACCTCTATTGATGAAGTTAATGTAGATAGAATTGCTAAAGATGTTTCAGAACAAATTAAAACACAAAAAAAAATAGATAAAAGAAATGCCATTGAAAATGAAGTTAAAAATAGAAAGTTAGCAGATTTTGTTTTAAAAAGTTTTCCGGATAATCCAGAAGAGGGATTAATTGCAATAATGGTTGGTTCAAATAGAAGAGTTGAAGGTGGGAGAGCAGCAGCTTCTGTTTTACAAAATGCAAGTGTCAATCAATTAATAGCTGGGTTTAATGCAAAGTTAAGAGCAAACAATTTAGAGATAATGTTTAGAGATGGTTTAGAAGGTATAACAGAAGCTGAAACACAAAGAAGAGTTACAAGAGCAATGTCAGAACTTGCTCAAGAACAAACTCCAATGGAAAAAAGAGCTGGAACAAAACCAATAGTTACAGAAAAAAATCCACAAATAAGAAAACTAGCAGAGATTATGGAAGAATATTCTGAAACAATTAGACAAAAATTAAATGATAGAGGAGCTAATATTGCTAAAATGTGGGGATATATTGTTAAACAATCACATGATCCATATAATGTTAGAAATGCGGCAAACACATTAGGAAGAAATTTAGATGATATAAAAATTAACGAAAGGTTTGAAGGTACAGATATTAATTATAATAAAAATTATAAAGTATGGAAAGATTATGTTATGCAAAAAATAGATGCTGAAAGAACTTTTGCAAACACAGATAATGTAGATGAGTTTTTACAACAAGTTTATAATACTTTAGTTGGTAATAAATATTTAATAGCTGATGGAGTGGCAAATTCTTATGGAGCAAGAACCTCTAAAAACATAGCAAAAGATTCAAACTTTAAAAGAATACTACATTTTAAAACTGCAGATGATTGGTTTGATTATAATGATAAATTTGGTGTTGGTAATTTAAAAGAATCTTTTTTTTCTGGTTTACAAACTGCTGGAAGAAACATTGGTATGATAGATGCACTTGGCACTAAACCAAAAGAAAATTTTGAAAAGATTAGATTTGCTGTACAAAAAAGAATGGTTGATGATGGTAAGGGTGCATCAGCAGAAAATATTTCAAGACCAGAACAATTTGAAAAATATATGAAAGTTATAGATGGTTCTATTTATACAGTAGCAGATTTTGGAATAGCAAGATATTCTGCTATTGCTAGGTCTTTAGCATCTATGGCTAAACTAGGTGGAGCTACAATTTCAGCAGCGGCTGATATAGGTATTTATGGTTCTGAAGTTAGATACCAAGGTAGAACTTTTTTAGGTGGTATGGCAGAAGCATTAGGTAGTTTGTTTAAAATAAAAAATACAAAACAAAAAAAAGACATAGCACAAATGTTAGGTTTTATTGTTGATAATACTATTTACGATATGTCAGCTAGACACCAAGTAGGAGATAATTTAAGTAAAGGTTGGTCTAATGCTCAAAGAACATTTTTTAAATATAACTTACTTTCTTGGTGGACTAACACTTTAAAAGAAGGTTCAATGTTAGGTATGGCAAATTATTTTGCTAGACAAAAAAATATAAAATTTAAAAATTTAAACAAACAACTACAAGATTTTTTTACTCAATATAATATTGATTCTACTAAATGGGATGTTATTAGAAAAATTGCAATGGAAAAAGCAGATGATGGTATGGAATTTATTAATATTGGTTTGTTAGATAAAATATCTGATGCTGATATGAAAAAAGTATTAAATGTAGAAAGTTTAACACAAAGACAATTACAAATAGAAAAAGAAAAATTTAAAGCATCTGTATCTGGCATGTTATTAGATAGAACAATTTATGCAGTAATTGAACCAGATGCTAGATTAAAAGCTAATATGACTAGAGGTCATTTAGCAGGTACACCAGAAGGTGAAGCAATAAGATTTATGGGTCAATTTAAAGCATTTCCATTTGCCATAGTTACAAAAGTTTTAGGTAGAGAGCTATCTTATTTTAAAGGACCTAATAAAGATTTTGGTAGAGGATTTGTAGGTATAACAGCTTTAATGGTAACTTCTGCATTTTTAGGTTATTTATCTATGAGTATAAAAGATTTTTTAAGAGGTAAAGGAAGAAGAGATCCTACTAAATTTAAAACTATAATGTCTGCTCTTTTACAAGGTGGTGGATTAGGTATATATGGAGATGTATTATTTAGAGAAACAAGAAATAGTGCTGAAATAGGTATGGCAGCATTTGGTCCAGTACCACTAACAGGATTTGATCTTTTACTTGCTTTTAAGTATGCTATGACAGGTGAAGGTGGTAAAGCTGCAAAACAAACTTATAATGCTATAGAAAAAAGTATACCTTTTTTAAATCTATTCTATATAAAGTCTGCTTATGATTATATGATAGGCTATCAACTTGCCGAAACAATGAATCCGGGTGTATTAAAAAGAGTAGAAAAAAGAATGAAAAAAGATTATAACCAAGAATATTTATTTACAAAACCCTCACAAAAGTTTAAAGGTTTTTAAGTTATGACAGTATCAAGCACAACAGTAAAAAATTCCTACTCCGGCAATGGTAGTACAACCGAGTTTGCCTATACATTTAAAATATTAGTT